ATGAGATCTCTTTTACACGAGTTGGTCCAAGGTTTCGGCACTCGTTAGAGTGAGCCACCTGGGGGACCTAGATACTCGTGGAATTTATAGTCTGCGGTTCATTGATTTACCAATCCGGGTCATCAGGCATATCCAAGTCACCCAAATCAATGATATTTCTGGGACCGGTTGGCTGCAAATTCAACCTTGCAACCATTGCCTCTATTTGTCTATCAATTCCTATGTCGAATACCATGTCTGCTGCTCTAACTGTTTCGGCAAATGAAGCCGGTGTCTCGCTATCCACACCTACTTCTATTAGAGTCTGTGAATATTTCTCTAGCCCTTGCAGTAAACGGTCTATGCTGTCTTCAATTATTGAATCAGCTAAGGCACCAGATTCCAAACCGAGTGCAGGAGCCTCAGTAGGTCTTCGATACTTATAACGGGCAGGTTCTCTTATTTCCAATTCATTCCTTATAGATTCCAGATGCTTGATCCCAAAAAACCCGTGAGATAAGAGGTACTTCATGAGAGGGTATATGTAGCTAATGAGTCTATAAATCCGGAGTGTTCTCTGCATACTGGCAGAGTTGTTTGGTGACTTTGCTATGAGGGACCTGCAGTAACTGACACCAAAGGCATAATTGTCGCGGGATGCTGAAAGAGTGAGCAATTTGATTGCCAGGAATATTTCCCTTTGATGGAGTGAGATTTTCATGGTGCTGTCCGTGGATAACAGTAATGCTGCTTCTTTTAGAGACTCATGGCCCGCTAGCGCTTCAGCTCTGCAGAATTTCCTAAGTCCAATCATAATATTGCACCAAGATCGAATATACGATACCGGGTGGTGCACCCGAAACAATTCGAGCAGTGTGTCATCACAGTCTAGTATCTTACAGACCTGCTTGTCGCTACCGTTGTCCTGCAGCACTTTGAGATGCTGTTCATGATAAGGTCGAGACTTTCGGCTGACATTTCCAATGTCAGATACACCCACTTCAGTATACACGGCGCCCTGTTGTATTTCGAATATCCTAAGTCTATCCTGTACAGCAGCCCTCACGGGATATACCAAGTGGTTCATTGAAATAGTGATTGTGCTATCAGGACCTATTTCTGATAGATAACGTTCGATGTAATACTTTCTCTCTGCCTCCACTGACAGATCACCGATGGACTTAATCAGCTCCTCCAAATCCCGACCCTGTGGTAATTGGATACTCACAGAATTTGGTTCAAAGTTCTCTAATCTCAAGTTGATGTTCCCTGGTGAAAGTAAGCGTGAAAAGCTAGTTGTCATAGCTCTAAATGCCATGCATCCTCGGAATGTCGGTCCTGCCCAGGAACGCCGCTTCCCTGCTGGCAACCCGATTAAATATATCTGGTATGGCTTCAATAGTGCATTCCCAGCATATGCTAAATAATGGGAATATTCTGATATATCCCGTGTTGTCTCACTAGAGTAACCAACTAGCTCCACTGAATTCATCCTAATGCTGTATTGCAAATTCTGCTCCTCTAAGAAGAGTATTAAATCAAGAATATTTACATTAGAGGATCCAGGGAAGGATAAGTCTATATGAATGTGTTCATACATAGTGACAAATTTGAGCGTGGTTCCCTTGAATACATCATATTCCTCTCTGAATTGGACTTTCGGGTGGTAATTCAGTCGCGTGAAGGTATCAGGCCTGCTGAAACTATCATGAGTTATGTTTAGATGACTCAGGGCATAAGCACCATCTCCTCGCCCTGCGGTAAGGTCACATACACTCATTTCTTTATCAATAACACCCTCATTCAAGAGACACCTGAATAACCCGATTTGTGCTCCGAGTGAGTCAGACCCCGTGAAACTTGTGAATGTTTCCGGACTTGCACCATTGGTAGAACATCTGTGAGCAAATCTACTTAGCGGTCCCAGATCTTTTATATCAAGCATTGCAGATTCGGGCAGCTCTGTCATTAAGTATTCGATTTCCTCCAAGTAATCTGGGATGAGTTCATTACCTGTCAGATTGGTGATTTGGGGTAATGATGGTAAATTGGTAGGTAAGATTATATCAGCAAGGCTAATATCGTTGGAGATATCAATCAATAAGTCTCGCACTTCTGCGGTCCTATTCTCCAATATTATCTTCACGTATTCGTACCCGAGCACCAAAATCTGAAATTGTAAATGCGGTGCAATGATCATTGCTGAAATGGCAGAGGGTCCATAAGCCACCAGCTCGTCAAGGGACTCCCTGACATTGAATGATACTGCTCCTGACTGTATCTCACTTTTGAAGTGGAAAGTTATTACATATTCTGCTAAGAGGTATATAGCCAGTTTGAGCTTGTGGTTTTCCAATGTTGTCAGTGCAGCTTGATACTTGGATAGCTGGAAATTGAGGTTGGCCGAGTGACGGCGGGACTTATTCAATTGTCCATATCTTTTCGAGATTATGTCCAGATCATTATCGATTGGCTTTGTGGAGTATAAGGCATCGAGGCACTGCTTTTGGATCTCCCTTTCTATCTTATTCCTTGGATTAATAAGACTCACTCGCCCTCGCTCTTGCAACCCACAGATCAGTCGATCTCTTATTTCCATCAGAGGGTCAGTTGGATTGTCTTTGTGCCAATTCTGGTCAAGTGTATCCAGCTTGCGTATCAACGGCTCCCACAGTTCTACTTTGAGGATCCGAGGGTGCACCAGCATGTAATCTTTATCCAGTTCATGTGCATACTTAATTATCACTTCTGTCACATAATTGTAACCCATTTCTTCTGCAGTTTTAGCTTGACCTAGATTCGGCATTAGGGCCCAGTCACTCATGTTCTCTTCATATAGGTATGCCTGCGCCAAGTATCTGAATCGTAATTCTGATAACTTGTGCTCCTGCTTTTCACTGTATGATTTAAACAGCTCTGTTACGGTAAAGCTTGTTATCTTTGGTGCTATGAACTGCACATCCTTGATCCCTATCATATTTGACAGATTGTACCTAACAACAAGCCGTCTCAAGCTACCATATTTGTCTCTGATAATTGCTGCGACTAGTAGCCTCATCCGTACATAGTCCACGTTGAGATTACTGTCAACTAGATCCATAGTAGTCATCAATCTCTGATTCAACTCTGAAGTGTATCTTAGTGATCTATTTAATTCGGCACGTATGTACGTCGATGTCGTAAATCGTATGTTCGGTATTCTGTGTAGAATTTCCCCTCCTGTCTCAGTCGGTGCAAAATTGACAAGCTCGTGAAATCGTTGGTTTGTGAGTGTGGAAAGGGATAGATTACATGCCATTATCACATCCACCTTTTCATGGAATTCTGAGAGCAGACTTAATGTATTGGATTTTGTTAAGAACCATTTGGTGATTGCCACAAGTTTGGCAGCGAGGAGTTCTTCTTTATGTCCAATCATCCGTTGTTCATCAAGTAGTTCACCTTTATACAGTGTTTCATTACCGACTTTAGGATCATCAAATACTCTGACGCCATTCAAAAAATGGGTTGGGGCACATCGTCTTATTGTTATCAAGGCCGCATTGCGATCCACTTCTATTAATTTGTCATCGTACAACACCTCTTCAACATCGACAAATTTCACTTTTGGGAACATGTTCATCTTTCGAAGTAAAAGAGAGTCGATTATATCTGTACTTTCGTCAACTGGAAAATAGCAGGTCCTACTTGTAATTGCAGACAGTCTTATATTCTCAATTGCACGTAGCGCCATAGAGGATCGAAGCCTATCAATGCGTCTCACCTTCACCAACAGTCCAGAGCTTGTTTCCACTTTATTTAATAGCAGGTCTACAAAATGCATGGATGTATTCTCGTGGTAGAATTGCACAACCCTGGAGTGGAAGTTGTGCCTAAATATATTGACCATGACATTTGCAAGCCGTTCTTTGTCATCCGATAGTTCAAACATCTTGTGAACTGCTCGATTCACTGTGATCCTCCTGACGAGACTCTTTATGGATTGTTGTATGCTTGTATTTGCTGGGGTTATCACACTATCATTGGGCCAAGTTGAACTTGCTAACCTTGATTCCTGCATATTCCGCTCAATATTCTCGTCAACTGATAGACAGACCATCATGTATCTGAAAAAGAACAACCTATTGGATGAGTAATTCGATATCCAGTTGTGGAGATAGTGCACAGATTTAGAAAAACCAACACTATGGCCTGACAAGATCAGATTAAGGTGGAGGGAGCCACCTAGGCCACCTATCCCGGTCGGCATGTATGCCCAGAAAAAGAGTAAATCTTGCAAAAATTCGTCATAGACCTGCAAATATAGAACACGGTCAGCATTGTCTACCATCCTCTCCTCTGTGATTCCGACACCATATACTCCTACTAGAGCCTGCTCCATGGCTGCCTGATTAATCTCTCTTGGGTGTCTACCGAGATAGTTCGCAATGTCATTAACTGCCCCTTCATGAAGATCTGTTGTCCCATCTAAAATTACTCCGCTTACTTCCTGCTTGACATTGTATAATATATTCACCACTTTTTTTGGCAATTCTTCATGGGAGATCATGCTGCCTTCTTGGGGTCTCGATAGGATCATCTGGGGTAACCTTACAAGCAATAAGCCCATCTTATAATTCTTCAAGTATGCGCATGCTTCGTTATGATTACTCAATTCCAAGGCAGATGAAGATGCAGAGCAGATCCCTGCAACTTCAACTTCATCTGACACCAGCATAGGATTGTTACCAGCACTCATGGATATTAGCCTCTTCAAGCTAGAGTCTGCTCTGATACCATCTGCATAATGTTGTCTGAGCATGGTAATACGGTGTTTGGAGAGCGTTGTCTGGGAGTATTTGATTGTCATCCCAAATTTTGAACAATGTTTCATTATCTTCTGGAATACGGATTGCACCATAGGTTCCGACGCCTGTGGTATCCTTAATATAGCATTCACATCGTCAGAGTAAACCATGATCGTTTTCAATTCCAAGTCTGTCATTATCCTTAATAATTTCATCATAAGTGTGGTGTGGAGGGTCCATAGTGGATTCAGCCAACCTTCGATACCCCCTAGCTGTCCGTGTGAAACCAGTGCATTGTCTTCGTATTCATCATAATGATATACAGTTAGTTGGGAAAAATAATGAGGTAGATCCCCCCAGCCTTCATAGCCAAATAGATTCCCAACAAACTCGCAGAGTTCTGCAGTATTGCTGTGCTGCATGGATTGATTATGTCCCTCTATGTCAAGGAGGAGTGAGTAATTTTCTGGAAATGCTAGCTCTCGTGCTGCATTATGTATCAATGCTTTTCTCTTCCGATCACTGGGTGTCATCAATTGTTCATCAAAATAAGAAAGGGCTTTCTTCATCTTAGCTGCCACTAGGCTCAGTGAGTGCTTATTTTCGAGTTCCCCGTTTGCAAAGAGTCTAGCTTCCCATTTTTGTTCCCGTTCTTTCTCTATCAGTCTGGCAGGATCCTTTATAGTTTCTGGCTCTAGTAATTGAGTCGTACGGTACACTGACTTGGGAAGTGGTCGAATGACTCTTGTTGAAAAGAAATCCTTCAGTTCATAGTTTTCCCGTTCTATTATTTGGAGGAGTTCTTTACGACTATCTCCAGGTCCAAAGGAGATCTTATTTTTCAGTGCACCTTTGTCCTTTGCAAATTCCAATGGATCGGTGGTGAGCGTATTGTCCATGCAGTCGAATATCTTTACTTCATCCCACCAACTGAGGGGTAGTGACTCGATGGTCTGGTGATCACCCTTCATCATGTACAACTCTATCAGTTTCACCTTTGGTTGAGGACCTATAATATTAGGTAGTGTTTTGTGCCTGCGAAAATACGATATTAGGAACAGCTGTTTGGCATGCCTTGTCATGTTTCGGACAGCAATTGGGTCCACCGCCCTGGGTGTGTGAACTCGTTTTAAGAATTTGTTGACTCCAGCCTCTGCATTCACTTCAGCGTAAAATATAAGCTTATGAAGTGCGGATATCTCTTGACGCTGTGTTCTGGTGATCTTCAGGGATTCAACTATAATTTTACACAAGAATGACTTCCTTGGCCAATGTATTGCTTGACCGTCGATAAGTGCAAGAATTAGCTCGAACCTGTATGTGCAGTCACTAACGATCTGATCCAATTTCCATAGGTCATGACTATTTTCAAGTATGGGTTTCCAATTCATGGCAAAACTTGTGTCATAGTCCGATAAATTCAGGATGAAACCTTCTAATCCCTTCATGAAGTCCACTTGCTGTTTGTGATGACCTTCCCTCTCGGCAAATTCAATCATAATCCTGAATAAAGGTGTGGCCCATTGATATTCATCGCAGGCTGCTAGCACATCTAGATTATTGAGTATGTCAGACACACTGAACAAGTAGTCAAGGTAAGAGATTGCTCCGCAAAAATAGTAGCCCAACTTCTGATGGAAGATTCGAAAATGACCACCACAGGCCATGATGAGGAAGTTATGGTCACTATTTTCCGAGTGATAGACGTAAACACCGTTTGAATACATTGTATACTCTGCTTCGTCTGGGGCAGGGATCCATGTATCGTTCTTGAGTGTTACATGCGACTTCTCCTTTGCTATATGTATCCTTAACCGTTGTATCATCACAATAAAGGGCGTATATTCTGATGTGGGTACTGGCCGTGTTGAGAATGGGACATGTATTTTGGCAGCTATACTAAGATCATGCATAGTTGCTCGCTTTGCAAAAGCTGCAGTCGCAGCCATAATTAGTCCTTCCCTCCTCGAATATCTCTGTCTAGCAAATCTCTTTAATGAATCCATGTCAAACCTCTGAGGGGCGGGACTGATGAACTCTCCATCAACAAGGAATTTATATGTTCTTTCCAATTCATCAAGTTGAGACGTGTGGTGACTATGAAAGGAATCCCTTTCTACTTGCTCATCACCTCTGATATAGTTCTTTAGTGACTCTGGATACGGTATGAGCGGGGAGTCGATTCGTGCTGGTAAGCGTACATCGGTGGGCCGGGTCTTGAATATTTCTTTTTTCTTCCTGGAATGCTCCTTAATCCCTATCTCCGGCAGCAGGTACTCCACTGATGCATCCTTGAGATCTTGTGCCTCTAAGTGTGTGATCAACTGATCAGGCAGATAGGGTCTGTAAGGTGATTCAAGGATCTCGTTTGGATCCATATTGACACAAATAAGCTACAGTGAGCTGGGTCTAGAATGAATTTGGGAGCGGGTTCAATCAAGGAGTTTGCGCATGGACTTCAGATTTTTATATTTGACTTTCAACTGGGTTTTTTTATCCTTGGCCACTAATAACTGCGATGGTACGAGTCAACATCACAATCCCAGATTATCCGCCTTCAGCCATTGTATCGAGACCGCAATGACTGTTTCACTCAGGTCATTGTTGCTTTGAAAATATTGTACCTGGGGCGATCTTAGTCGAGCATATTCATAATCCAGGTTGCTTTTCCCTCTGCAGGCTACGTTAGCATCCCACGCATCATTGGTTAATTGAAACTGGCCTAGGCACTTTTCCCCGACAATCTGGCCAACTGAATTTGCAGGTACCATTAAGACCCACCGGTGTTCAGTTAATCTCACCGCAATTCTATTCGCCCATTCAGAGTCATACCTGCTCCAATTGCCTGTTGCTCTTGCTTCTTTTCTCAATTTCTCAAGTGTCTCATCTCCACGACAATCGAAGATTGAATCTGCCTCTACCAATCCTGGAATTCTCGTGTGCATGTATGACTTACCATGTCCTGGCGGCATAACTACATATGCTACACCTTTCGGGTCTGCCATAGATAGTTTATTTCGTGACTTGTTAGTTGCTTACACCAGATCAACACCTCTAGTTCAAAACTTTATTTG